TCATGACACCTGGCTCTTTGACCACTGCTTTCTCGCTGCCTCGCGCTGCGTGTCCAGCCAGTCCGCGAGGTCTGACAGATGCACCATACGGGGCGACTTCTGGCTGTAAAGCTGGAATGTCGCCAGCGGAAGCCTGTTGGCGCTGGCCAGCTCATTGGCCCGGCGCGGGGTCATGCCCAGATATTCTTCGCTGATCTCGTTGAGCGACACAGCCGCTTTCTGATACTGCGCCATCAGCAAGAAAAGGGTGTTCATGCCGCCTCCTTCTGCTTTTCCAGTTCGATCCCGATCAGCGTGGTATCGCGCAGGTCGATGATCAGATCAACGGTCATGCTGCGATAGATCGACCGCAGCTGCTCGACTGCTGACCGGGCGGCAGTCACTTCGTCTTCAGTGATGCTGCCGCCGTCCCGCACCCGGGCTACGAGTGCCTCAAGCGGTGCAATCGGCAGCGGACGGAGGAACCGGCGCTGGGCCACTCTCCAAAAATCGATCCAGCCGTCAAATGCCTCTCCCGTGTAGTACCACCGGCCATCCCCGGCCCTGAAAACCGGCTGGCCGTCCTGGTCTGCCAGCGTCGCCCCTTCGGTCTCGAGCATGCCGATCAGCTCGTCGACCTCTGCGAAAGCCTGGTGGACGCCGACCAGCGTCGGCTTGCGGGCGTATTGCCGACGTGGTTTGCACTTACCTGGCATAGTCGTCGGCCCTCTTCAGGTCTTTGCGGTCCTCGATTTCCCGGCGGGCGGCCGCCATGCGCCTGGCCTCGGCGCTGGCCGGCGCCGGTGGAATGCCCTTGGACAGGGCGATTTCGTGCGCGGCGGTGGCCTGGACGATGTGCCTCATGTTTTCGAGTGTTGCGCGGTTCATGCGGTCACCTCCCCTGCTGCTGATCTGGCCACGATGGCGCCCATGCGCTCGATTCCGGCGTCGATGCGGGCTTGCAGCGTTTCCAGCACCTGCACCTGCCACACTGCATCGTCCAGTGCGTTGTGATTGGTGCCGGTGCGCGGCGGCAGTTCGGTGTAACCGCCCATTCTGGCCAGCACCCTTACCAGCGCATCGCGCTCGGTGCGGTAATCACGTTCCTGCCAGTATTTCCACGGCAGCGGTTTTTCGAGGATGCGGCGGAACTGGCGTGCGAGGATGCTGAGGTCGAATGCAGGGCCGTTTGCAAGGATTGCGACTTCGCGATGCTCTTGCTCGCACTGATACAACCAGCCGTCGAGACAGTTGCTGAAGCTCTCAATGACAGTGCTGGCCGGCTGCGGGTTGTCGAACAGCGCCATGCGGGCGGCGTCCGGCTGTTTGAGCCACCACGCAATCGTGTCGCCGTCAGGCCTGCCGTGGCAGCAGGCTGACTGGATGTCGATGGAAGCGTAGAAGGCTCCGACCCGGAACGGGTCTCCGGAATTATGCAGCACGGCGCCGATGCTGATGACCGGCGCATCCGTGCGGGTGCCGAGGGTTTCGAGGTCGATGCAGATGCGGGTGAGCGGTTTCATGCTGTCATGCCTTTCACGATGGCGATGGCGTTTTCTGCGTGGCACTGGGCGAGCTTCATGGCGTCGCGGTGGACCGGTAGCGCGATGATGCGGGTCAGCCGGTCGAGCAGCTCTTTGCGCTGTCTTTCGGCTGCATGCAGATCCTCTGGCGGATATTCGATGCGGATGAATTCGGCGGATTGCAGCCCGTATCCGAGATCGTCGGTTTGCTTGATGTCGAGCAGGAACCAGTCGGATGCAGGGTCAAGGCGCACCCAATGCGGGCCGGGCTTAATCTGGGGGGTGGTCAGGATCATGCCGGACCACCTTCCATAGCTGGGGGCGGCTGCCAGCAGAGCCGGAGCGGCATCTTCTAGCACGTAATCACCGAACTTCGTTGTTTCGTGCCGCCTAAAACCAAGCGATCGAACGGCTCCGGCAAGTTCAAGTCGCTTCATGGCCTCTTTTGAAACGTCATGCCCGCCTGAATCGCTATCTTCGCAGCACTCAGCAAAGCGGCGCAGTGCCTTAATGTCTTCTGGTGAAAGTAGTGATCGCACCACAGGCTCGGCCTGCGCCACGCTCTCAAGATCGGCAACGCGCTGCTTCAGTGCGGCGATTTCGGTATCGCGCTCAGTCTGGATGCAGAGCGGGCAGCCGACGGTTTCGCGTTTGTCGCCATTCTGTTTCGTCCAAGCTGTAATCGTGACCTCTCCGACGTCACCGCACAGCGAGCATTCGTCATGCGCGTCATTGATTTTGTTCATGCCGCCACCCCCACGCTCCCCAGCCGCACCCGGTCCAGCCTTGCATACAGGTCGTCGCGCATGCGTTGCAGGCGAAAGCGCGGCATGGGGCCGAAGTGGGGGCCGGTGATGGCCTCGGAGAAAGTCAGTCCAGCAGTACGCATGGCTTCTATGTCGCGGCCGAAGGTCGGGCGGTCCCAGTTTTGCAGCTCGACGATACCGCGCAGGCGGCTGGCGTTGCCGGCGTAGAGTGCGCTGTCTGCAAAGCCCTTGCCGTCGCGCTCGACGGTGCCGAAATACGGGTTGAGCCACACAACGGCCTCGGCGCTGGTTTCGGCCATGATGGCGGCGAAGCCGTTGGCGGTGTCGGTGAGCGAGTCGCCGCCGACGATGGGTACATGCACGACCACGTCCACACCCGAGGCGCGCAGCATGTCCACGGCGCCGGACTGTGACAGGTAGGCGAGCATGGGGATGAAGCCGCTGGCCCCGTTGTCGACCACGGCATCTCCGGAGTGGTCCAGCAGCCATTCGACCAGGGTGTCGAAGCGGCGCGGGTCGATCTGGCGGCTGTCATCGAGCAACTCAAGCCCACGGGCATTGAGCGCCTTGCAGTGGCTGAGCGTGCGGTTGACCGGGTCGGTGTCGATGCACAGCACGCCGCCGGCGGTGTCGGTCAGGTATTGGGCGAGGTGGTTGGCGATCATGCTTTTGCCACAGCCGCCCTTGCCTTGCAGGATGAGATGCGCAGTTTTTCGGGTCATGGGGTTTTCCTTACCAGTCGGGTTTGTTGTCTCGGTGCTGCTGCCAGTTGAACTGGCTTTCCTGTTTGCTGGTCGCTGCCGGTAGCGGCGGCGGCCTTTGGGTTTTGGTTTGATGGTGTGGCTCCTTGTCGGGTGGCTTGCCGGTCTTTCTGGCGGCGGCCCTGGCGCGGGCCAGCACGGTGCGGAACACGTCGCTCGACATCTCGAAGCCATCGTCCGCAAGGGCGGCGAGGATGGCTTTGTGCGGTACGCCGCGATTTATCGCGGCCTCGATGTCGGGCAAAAGTTCACGCACGCGCTCGCTTGCGGTCTTTGGACGGCTGGGTGCTGCCAGTGCGGTAATCGGGTTTGGTTGCATACGGTTTGCGATTGGTTTGCAGACGGTTTGCAATGTGTTTGCGTGCTGTTTGCAAACAGTCTGCAAACAGCTAATTCAGCGGTTTGACGATCAGGAACACCGGCTTGCGGTTCTTGAAAACCGGAGCCTTGATCGTCCAGCCCTGGGCGCGGAGTTCTCGGATTGCCTCGTCGGTGAGGCGCGTTGCTTCGAATGCCATGCTGCTTCTCCTCTGGTTACTGCTTCGCGTTTTGCGGGTCACTGGAAAGCCGCCTGATTCAAGCGGCTGGCCGGTGCCGGCCCTTGCGGGCCGTACGGGTCAGGCGTTGGCGGTTTCGTCGGCCAGCAGGCCGGCGGCTTCGGTGGCGACGTAGCCGACGAAATACGCGGCAGCCGTCAGGGGGGAATCGAGCAGGATGAGGGCCGATACCAGCGCCATCTCGGTGGTGAGCTGGTAGGCCGAAAATCCGGCTGGCCGTTCTGTTTGCAGTGCGTGGCGGGCAAGGATGCTGGTGGCGATGCTTGCCGCTGCGTTGATCCATGCCCAGGCGATGACGGCAGCCAGTGCCCAGGCGTGCCCGGCCACGGCGGCGATGACAACTGCGGCAACGGCGACATCGCCGGAGATGTTGATCGCCCAGTATTTGCGAGAGTCCATGTTTTGCTCCGGTTGCTTGCGTGAGCAAAATATACGAAACGTGAACATTAAAAGCAATACGTTTCGTAAACTTTAGTGCAACAATGAATCCAAAACGTCGCCAATAACCACCAGCCTGAACTTGATGAATATGCCGGATTTCATCAGGCGGGCTTGAGGGCGGCATCCGTTCTGCACCCTCAGAATTTGTGCAATGAATACCTTTGCGACACGACTCATTCAGGCCAAGCAGGCTCGGCGTATCAGCTACGCTGCGCTTGCTGCTGCCGTTGGCGTGTCTGATCAGACGGTTTTTGCATGGAAGAAAGGGGCGATGCCATCGCGCACGCACATGGCACGATTGGCCGTGGTGCTTGGCGTGCCAGCCGGATGGCTGGAAACAGGAGAGATGGACCGCATCTCAGTCGGGTCGGCTGAAGCGGTCATGGCGGCTCAGGCTTTTGAGGCCCTACCGGTCAGAAGGCGAAAGCTTCTCTTGGCGATGCTTGAGGACTGGGGCGCCTTGATCCCCGGAGGCTGTGATGTTGACTGACGTGTGCGGCACTACCCTCCTGAGCAGTTCACACCTGACAAGCAGCAATGTCATTGCCAGATCATGGCGATTTTCACAAACAGAAAGCAGCTTCGTGACGCGCTGCAATGACTTTTTGCGCGGCGCAATACCTTTGGCTGACACCAAACTTCTCCCATTTTTCATTAAAAGGAATTGGTCAGCCTATATGGCCTTATTCATCTGCTGCCATCAGGGAATATCCCTGGATCGATGTTGGGCATGAAAATAAAAAAACCGTTGATCTCTTTGTAATCAACGGTTTTCGCTCGTCTAGTCAATTTTGGTATTTAGCGTTCGCTCAAGTACCGACATCGCAAACTTGAGATCCTCCTCGGTCATGTCGGCTATTTTCCTGGCGATCCTTACCACCTTGTCTCGGTCAAGGTAGCCAAAAACCATGAATGCAGGATCAAGAGCCAGCTCATCGGCAATGAGCTGTAGCTGTGACAGCGTCGGCTCTCGCCTGCCGTTCATGTAATGGCTCATTGCCGCCGTTGACACCCCGCAGCGCTTGGCCAGCTCTCGCTGGGTCAAGTCAAGCTCACGCATGCGTCGTCTGGCGCGGTCCTGCCATGTCTGTTTGATTTCGTCCATGCCCTGAATTGTGGGACGCAAAACGTTTGCGATAAACGTCCTGAATTTTTCTTCTGTACCCATTTCATCCTCAATCCTGCTATTGAAAAGTTAACGAAACGTAAACATAATGGCGGCATGGAAAAGATCACATTCAGCCAGTGGGTGATCCGATCGGGGAAAACTCAACGGGAAATTGCAAGGGAGGTTGGCATCAGTACAGCCGCCTGCTCGAAGGCGTATCGCGGCCTTCAGTCTGGTCGCAAGGTCGCCAGACGGCTCGCCAGCTACACCGGGTTGCCCGTGACGGTCTTCATGATTCCAGACGATTTCTCCAGCCCGCGCGATTAAAGCCCTGCTCGCGCGGCTTTTGGCGGGGTTCTCCCCGCTCCTTTTCTTTCGCAACGGTAGCCCAGCTACCGGCAAAAAAATATGTAACCGTGGTGGGGATACGCACATGACTCCTGCTGATGCAGCCTGGCGCACCATTCATGACTACCCCGGCGGGGCCGAGGCACTGGCCACGCGCGTTGGCGTTGGTGCAAAAGTCCTGTCGAACAAGGTCAACCCGAACTGCTCGCACCGGCTGAGCCTGGACGAGGCCGACCGCATCATGGGGGCGACGGGCGACCTGCGTATCCTGCACGCGCTGGCGGCCCGTCATGGCGGGCATGTTCATCGAATCGCCGGACGGCGAAGCCAGCGATGCCGCCCTGCTGGAGCTGGTCGCAAAAATATGGGCCGGGCACGGCGATGTCGGTACCGAGGTATCGGCCGCGCTGGAAGACTGCCGGATCGATGCGGCAGAAGTCGAGCGTATCCGCCAGGCGGTCTACCGTACCCAGACCGCTATGGCAACGATGCTGCTGCGGCTTGAAAGCATGGCGGAATGACCATGGGCGACATCACCAGCCGCCACGACTGGCGGGCGCTGCGTCGGCGCATCCACCATCTGCCCATCGCCAAAGACCCGGTCAGCGAGCGCCGGGCCGTGCTGGCCGAGCTGGGCAGAATCCTCAAAGAAACCCGGAGGCCGGACATGGGGTGCCTTGCCTGCAAACACTCGCGCCGTGTGCCCGCGCCGGGCAAGACCGGCGTTTTTGATCTGGTGTGTAACGTCAGTGGCCGGCAGTCCGGCGCTGGCTGTCCGGAGTTTGATCCCCGTGGCGGCCTGCCGCCCGATCCGCGCGGCATGGAGTACGACGAACCGGCCCGGCTGATGCACGAAGCCCGCTATGTCTGCCGGCTGCGGCTGAACCAGAGCCATGGCGTCTATCTCGATGGTGTTGCCGCCAAGCGTGGCGAGGCTGCCCGGCGAGAGCTGGAAACCGCTGCCCGTGAGCAGTGGAAAGCCCGCGCCGGCTGGATGCGCCCGCACGAGCTGCAAAGGGCACGCAATGTCTAGCTACCGCGACCCCACATTCGAGATTGTCGCCGGGCGCGAGGCCGCCGAGCAGCGCCGCCGGGCCAGACAGGCCGAGATCGAGCAGAAAAAGGCCCGGCAGCCGAATACCGAGCGCTGGATCAAGCGGCTGCGAATCCGGGAGCTGACCCGGCGTGCAATGAGCAGATAGCGAGGCAAGGCATGGAAATTTCTTTCGGCAGCAGAAACCACTTCATCAACTGGTTCGGCACCGCCATGTTCCGCAGTACCGGGGAGCAATGCAGCCGGTCGCAGGTGGAAACGAGGCTCAAGAATCTCGAAAAATCCGGCGCAATCACGACTCGCCGCACCGATGACGGGCGGTTGATGTTGTGCGTCAACGACTCGAAAGCCCTTTGCTGATGTTGTCCGCTTATTCTGGTTCCTGCTCCGACTTTTGCTCTGCCGTTGTGGATGCTTTCTTGCCGGTCAGGAAAGCATGGGCAACACCAACCAGCGTGGCACCTGCCAGTACGGTTGCAACCCATTCGCGTCCGTTTACCGCCAGATACGCAGCCAGGAAAGCCATTACCAAGACGGACAGAAACGCCATCCATTGCCCGCGCTTGTCCCGCGATATGCGGCCTTCAAGCTCTGCCATTTCAGCATTGCGAATGTGTTTTCCGTTACTGGAAAACTCTTCAAAAATCAGCTTCGTGGCTCCCGGATACAGCGACTCGTATTGTTCGAGTGTGCGAGGCGCAGGCAGCGGGCCGGCGTGGAACTCTCTGCGAATCTCATGCGCCGGTCGTCTGTATTTTGACGGAGAATCCCGCTCGACATGGCCCTGTCAATGGCTGCTCTTCGTGGGCGGAAATGACTTCCGCCCCTTTCGGGGCGGAGGGTTCAGCGTGTGTGCTGTTTGATTTTTCTGGCGACATCTGGATGTTTTGTCTCAAAACTCTTGACGGCCATCCGCATCTGCCGGGTTGTCATCTGGGCTGGGCTTTGGCCAGAAGTTCAGCCGTGCTGTGCGACGTGGCTGTGGTGTAGTTTGTTTGCGGCGAAAAGACGAATGTACGGGATATCCTCGCAATACGGCTCAACATGCTGTCAATCGTCTTGGTTGTCATGTCACGTTCTCCACTTTTGATGCTTTCCACCTGGTGTGCGAACAAGACCTGAACGCAGGCAATTTCATTGAAAAACAACGACTTGTCGTTTTTTTTGGTGGTTCAGAATCTAGTATACTGAACTATAAGCAATATTTATTGCAATACTCGGCATGTCAGTCCTGTCTGCTGATACATGGTGTTTTTGTCTTTTCGGCGTCCGCAGCCGATATCTTCCGCTTGCGGTCGATCCGCAGGTTCTGTTCTGCGTTTACCCTTCCCCACCTTGACCCCCGCCGCGCATGTGTCGTAGAGTCCAATGCAGTCGCGTTCAATAGCGCGACCGGGTTTAGCAGCCTGTTTGCAAAGGCGGACACCGCCGCTAGAGCGGTATTTTTGTGTCCGCAGCATGGTCATGCCTTCTATGGGGCGGGCCGTGTGGGAGGTGCGCGAGCACCTGCCGGTTCCTTTGCCCGGTCTGCTAACCCGCACGGTTCCGCCTCACCCCGTTTAGCAGCGGGGAGCGCGGAGAATACAGCCGCAGCAAAGGAGCATTCCCATGCTTAACACCACCCAAGGTGCGTCCGCGCCCGCCGTTTTCTCGTTCGAATCCCATGCTGTTCACCTTGACCCTGCGCGCTCGCGTGGCGTAAATTCCGCTTTGGTGCTCAAAACACCTCAACAAGCGGATACAACGCCCCGACAGCGCGCATTTTTTACGCCCACAGGTTTTGCTTCTACGGGCGAGAGTGCGACTAATACAACACCGGCAAGCTGCCGGGAATACGTCCGCCGTCTTGTTGCGGTTTTGAGCTCTCGCCCACCCCGTCTCAAAAGCGGGTTCAAGTCTCTCAACAAGGAGCAAAGCCATGGCTGCTAATGCCCGAGGTGCGTCCGCACCCGCTGTTTTCTCGTTTGATGCCCATGTTGTCCGCACCCATGCCGATGCAACCGGCGAGCTGTGGTTTTGCGCCACGGACGTGTGTGATGTGCTGGGTTATCGAAATGCTCGCGATGCCATTACGAAGCATTGCCGAGAAAAGGGTGTAGCGAAACGCGACACCCTTACCGACGGCGGTAAGCAGGAGCTGGTTTTCATTAGCGAGCCAAACCTGTATCGCCTGATCGTCAAGAGCCGCAAGCCGGAAGCGGAACGATTCGAGACTTGGGTCATGGAAGATGTCCTGCCCGCCATCCGCAAGACCGGCAGCTATGCCGCTCCCGCCCCCTCTCCCGCCCCGAAAAGCATCAGTGCGGATCTGAAAGCCCGGTTTGACCTGACCCGCAAGCGCTTTATCGCCCAGTACGACATGAACGGCCTGCTGTCGATGAAGGAAATCCCCGAAGGCTGGGAGCTGATCGACATGGCCGAGGCCCGGCGTATCCGCGATGCGGCGCTGGATGTGTGCGAGAGCATGTTCAATATGAACCGGGTGCTGCCCAAGACTCTGTACAAGCAAAACGGGGGCGTGTGATGGATTTCCTGGTCACCTCTGAGGAGCTTGGCTTGTTGAGGGAGTGCAGCCATGAATCGTTTCGGCTGTTTATTCACCTTCGCAGCATGATGGATCTCGGGTCAGGGACGGTTGACCTGTTTTCGAAGGTTTCCATGTCTCGCCTTGGGATTGAAGTGTCTTATACGCCGCCACCTGGTAGCCATCGTAAGCCCTATTCACCTACCCGCCGTCAGATTGAATCGCAGATTGATGAGCTTGAGCGTGTTGGTCTGGTTGAGCGTGTTGGTGGTGGGGCTCCGTTGACGTTGGTGTTGCGGTTTCCGCTGCGTGACGATGATTGCATTGGCGGGGAGGCGTAATGGCGAGCTTCTTTACCAGTGAGGCGGAGATGAATGTGCTGCGTTATCTGCCGCATCTTTCTCGGGCGCTCTACCACGCGCTGCATGCGCGGATGGATTTTGCGACGGGTTTGGTTGGCCGTAAGAGCTTGATCAGCTATCAGGCGCTGATCGAGGAGACGGAGTTTTATATTCCGCGTGGTCGGGGTGTACAGCGTGTGCGGCCTTCTGAGAAGGAGGTGCGCTGTGCTCTGGATCGTTTAATGACGCCAAAGGATGATCTTGGTCGGTTGTTGCCACCGTTGTTGGTGCGGGTTGATGTGGGCTTTTTGCTTGAATTTTTCATGCCTCTGGCTTCGCATGGGTCAGTGCGTTCTTTTGATACAGGGCATTTTGAGGGCAGGCAGGAGTTTGGTATTTCCGATAAAAATCATGAGCCTGCATCAAATGAATTATCCACACCCCCCCAAACAGGGCACACATCTGTTTTGTCTGTTAAGTCTGTAGAAGTTAGTGGTAGTGGTAAGAATCTCGCGCGCGCGAGCTTGCCCACCACCACTACCACTGCTGATGTGCCTGTTTTGTCGGCTGAGGATGAGTTGATGATGGGGAGGGCTGAACAGCTATGCATGGCGCTGCGCCGGTTCAGGGTGCTGGTGCATGTGAGGCAGTTCAGTGATGGTGATGGCAGGAAGCTGCTTGAGGATTTTTCGGATACGGAGATTCTGAAAACGGCTGAGCGGTTGCACCAGCGCCATTTTGATGAGCCTGAACGGTCTTTCAATCTGACTTACCTGGCGATGGTGATGGCTGATGTTTGTGTGGCTCGTGAGGCTGCGCCGCTGTCGCGGCGAGGTTCGGCAAGGGGGTCAAAGGGCACCGCGACCAGACCGTGGTTCTTGACGGCCAGTGGTCTTGAAGCGAAAGCAGTTGAGCTTGGGATTGATATTTCGCATGGAGTTGGAGCTGCCAAGCTGGAAATTATCAAGCGAGCGGGGGTACCCCGGTCTGAGTATGAAGCGGCGTGTTCGGATTTCGGTGTTCCACGTGGGTATTGAGTTTTAAGGAGATGATGAATTATGGCTATTTTTGATGGTGCATACTTTGATAAGAAATATGGTTTTCGTACGAGTGTGAAATGGGCGGAAGATGCGGCGTTGGACGCAATCAAGATTCTTGAGTCACGCTTTGGTTCCGCATTGGATGGCTCTCACCCGATATTGTCTTGTTTGCCTAGTGAAAAAATAAAACCAGCACTGGATTCGATTCGTAACAAGGTTGTTTTTGAATGGGCATTCAAGTTTGAACGTGAAAATTTATCGGTGGATTTAATATCCGAAGTGGCCTGTATGTTTTCAAGCCGTGGTTTACAATTTCCGACTCTTGATGAGTTTGTGATTGCGGCAAGGATGCATCAGGCTGGGGCATTTGCCGGTGTGTTGCCTCTTGGTATTAAAACAAAAGATTGAGGTTGCTTTTACAAAACGGCGGGCAATGATCTGCCGGAGGAGTGTTGCAGGGCATATCGCTTTGGATGAGGTGATATGCGAAACAGTCGGATTTACCCGCTGCTGTTGCGGTCTTGGGAAGTGGTGCAGACGGGCGGGGTTCGGGCGACCGGGTTTGAGCCGCGCCGGCCGGGTGGTGCGGGCCGGGCTGATGCGGCGGTGGACTACGATACGGCGATGCGGCTGATCCGCCCTTTCATGGCTCTTCCGCCGTCGTGGCGGGAGCCGGTGAGGTGTCTGGCCCTTGGTGGCGTGCATGACATCCATCGCTGGGCAAAACGGCTGGAGCAGCTGGTGGAAGGCCGGATTGTCCATCCTCGTCCGGACTGGGTGCTTTTCGGGGTGGAATACGGGGTGTGGTGGTGGCTTGAGCGCGAGGCCCGGCTGCCGGTACCGAAGGGTGCGCGGCGTAACTGCCGGGAGTTTGGCGATCTGGTGGGCATCAGCCATGAGTCTGCCCGGCAGTGGTGGCACGCCAATGTGGCCGGGGTGCTTGATGGCTGGTGTGCGGCAGCGGAGGGTGAGCTTGAGCCGCTGTGCAACAAGCTGTTCCCCATCGGGATTGCGCTTGACATGCCTGCGTAATTTGACAAAAATAGCGATACACAGCTACCCGAATTGCGTCCAGATCAAGCCCGGCTTCTCAGTCCGGGCTTTTTCTTTGAGGTTTTTGCCATGAGATTAGAGCTATCCGGTGAGGACAGGGTCCGCCAGCAGTTGCTTGATCTGGCAAGCCAGACGCCAAAGCAGGCGAACTATGCCACGGCGGTGGCGCTGACCCGCACGGCTCAGCTGATCCGGACGGGGGCCAGGCAGGTGATGCAGGGGCGCTTTGATCGCCCTACCCCTTACACGCTGAATTCGATTTATGTGCGGGGGGCGACGCGCTCTAACCTGACGGCTCTGGTGAACATCAAGGATGAGTCGTATAAGTCTGCCCCGGCGAGCCGGTGGCTGAGGGCGGAGATTGATGGTGGCGAGCGTCACCAGAAGCGCAGCGAAAAGCTGATCAGCCGGCTGGGTCTGGGAAACTTCATGACGCCGGCCGATGCGCCGAAGGATGGGTTCGGGAACGTGAATCGCGGTTTCATCGTCAAGATGCTGTCTGGCATGAAGGCGATGGGTGAGCAGGGCTACATGGCCAACCGGACGAAGGGAAAGCGCAGCCAGCGCAAGGCCCGGAACTTCGACATCTTTGCGGGTAACCCTGACGGGATGGGGCCGGGTATCTGGCAGCGTGTGGCGCTTGGTCATGGCACAGGGCTGAAGCCGCTGATGTGGCTGCATGACTCGGCGCCGCAGTATCGGGCGGTCTTCCCGTTCGAGAAGATCGCCGAAAACATCTACCGCGCCCGGTTCTCTACACAGCTGGAGCGTGCGATTGCCAAGGCACTGGCTACGGCAAGGTAGGAAGCGGGTCCTTCCCGGGCTTCGCCGCTTGCGGGTAATTCTAGCCCCGACTTTTTTCTAGTTACGGGTCTGCTAGGGACTTCCTTCCTTTATTTGGTTAACCGGTGATTTGTTGCAAAGTCATCATGGCGAAACCAAATTGAGCAATCATAAAAATATATATGGCCAACAATCCGAAAACTGCCAATAGTTGATAAACAACCATAGATTTGTGTTTTTTTCTAAAATCTATCAACTCGCCAATTTGCCTTGCGACTATCAAAAGCGAAAAAATAAATACCATAGTAATGGCTATCCACGTAATAAACCCAAGACTCTTCTTATATGCAATGTAAAAACCAAAAGTTGATACTATTGCCAGACCAGAAATATCTGACATCCATTTTCTAACCAAGTCTGTAAATTCATTCATATATATCCCCATTGTGACATTAAAGTATGGAAGGCTATTTTGAATGAGTAAAATAGTCAACAAGCGTGAGCTTTCATTAATACTTGGAATATCCGAGCGCACGCTGACCGAATGGCAGCGTGAAGGAATGCCCGTTGTGACGCATACCGGGCGCGGCTCGGCCAACCAGTACGACACTGCCGCCGTCATCAAGTGGTATGGCGCGCGGGTGGCGAACGGAGCCAGCAAGGAAAGCGCGAAAGACCGGCTCGACCGTCTGCGCGGCGACCAGGTGGAAATCGAAATCGCCAAAGAGCTGCGCAGGCTGGTGGCTATCGATGAAATCGAGCCGGCTCTTGGGCAGTTCGTGGCCGATGCCGTGTCGCTCATGGCCGCCCTGCCCGACAAATACACGACCGTGATCAGCGAGGCAGTTTCACCGGATGCCATCCATGCCGTGCTTGAGGACATGCTGATCGAACTGAGAGAGCAACTGGGGAACTATGAATTCAGCGCAACGCTTGCTACTGAGCCTGCTGCGCCGGGTGATGAAGCCCCCGCCGAGGATGACACCGGCTGAGTGGGCCGAGAAATTCCGGCGCATGAGCACGAAAGAATCGGCCTTTGTAGGCCGTTTTTCTTTTGGGCTGAACCCCTATTTCCGCTGGTTCCTGACCGAGCTGCAACGCCGGGATGTGACGCGAGGCGTCTGCAAGAAATCCGCACAGGTAGGCTGGACGCAGGCGGTCATCCTGAACCTGCTGGGCTGGCTGATCCACATCCGCAAGGGCACCACTATCGTGATGTTCCCGAAGGCGGCAGCGGCGCAGAACTTCAACCTGGAAAAATTCGAGCCGATGGTGGAAGGCACGCCCGAGCTGGCGGCCATCATCCCGACGGGGCGGCGCAACAAGGACAACAAGCAGTTGTTCAAGAACTTTGTCGGCGGCTTCATCAAGTTTGTCGGCAGCAATTCAATCGCGGACGTGAAATCCACCAGCGCCCGCAATCTGGTCATTGAAGAACCCGATGACTGCAACCTGAACCTGCGCGGCCAGGGCAATGCCATCGCCCTGCTGGAAGAACGGGGGAAAAGCTACCGTGATGCCAAGCTGTTGATCGGTGGCACCCCGTCCATCAAGGGCATTTCCGCCATTGATACCGAGTTTGAGCGCAGCAGCCAGCATTACTGGCATGTCCCCTGCCCGGACTGCGACGAATTTCAGGTGCTGGTGTGGGATCAGGTACGCTGGAGCAAGGCCGATAGCGAAACCGACCCGCTCTACGGCAGGCATCAGCCGGAAACGGCCCGCTACTGCTGCGCACACTGTGGCAGCCTCTGGACCAACGACCAGAAAAACGCTGCCATCCGCAAGGGCAAGCCCGTCGCTCATGCCGAATTTCGCGGCATTCTCGGGCTGGCTCTCAACGAACTTTACTCGCTGATGCATAACAGCCGGATGTCCGAGCTGGTCGGCAAGTTCGTGCAGGCCCACCAGAAGCTCAAGGCCGGCGATCCGGGCGAAATGATCGTGTTTCACAACGCCACGCTCGGCCTGAGCTGGGAATTCAAGTCCCGCCAGTCGTCACCGGACGACCTGCGCGAACGCGGGCTGGATTACCCGCCAATGACCGTTCCGCGTGGTGGTCTGGTCATTACCGCCGGGGTGGACGTGCAGCACAACCGGCTGGCCGTGGTCATGCGGGCATGGGGGCGCGGCGAAGAATCCTGGCTGGTGCAGTGGACAGAAATCGACGGCAACCCGCTCGATCTGGCGACCCACGATGCCGACGGCACCCCGCGCGCCACGGTCTGGGACAAGCTCGACACCCTGCTGTTTTCGCCCATCCGCCACGCGGACGGTTTTTACATGCAGGTCAGCGCCGTCAGCATTGATGCCGGCGACGGCACCACCTCGGATGCGGTCTACAGCTGGGTACGCAAGCAACGCTACCGCGAAGGCGTGCGCGTCATGGCCGTGCGTGGCGCCCGCTCGCCCATTGCGGAAATCTTTGCCAAGCCCAAGGCACCGATTGACACCGACTACCGCAATACCAAGTCGAGCAAGTACGGCCTGCGTGTCTACGAAGTCGGGGTCAGCAAGGCAAAAGACCTGCTGATCGGTGCCGAAGGCCGCATCACCCTGACCGGATTCGGGCCGGGGCGCATGCACTTTACCCGCCACGTCCGGCAGGACTACTGCGAACAGCTGCTGTCCGAGCGCAAGGTGCCCAAGCGGCAAAGCTCGGGTCAATACGCCGTCAATGAACTGGTCTGGCAGCGCCTGACCGGCGTCCGTAATGAAGTGCTGGACTGTGAAAACTACAACCTGCACGCCGCCCGGGCGCTGAAGCTGCACACTCGCACCGAAGCGCAATGGGCGCAGCTGGAAGCGGAGCTGCGGCAGGGCGGCCTGTTTGCCGATCCACCCGCCATGACAGCGCCCGCTCCGGCCACACGGGCTATCGACGACAGCCCGGCTGACGAGGACGAGCCCGTCGTGTCGAGTTTTCTGGAGTAACTCATGCCTGACCTCAACACCCTTCGCACCCGGCTCGACGAAGCCGAGGCGGCCCGGCACAAGCTGCTGACCGGCAGCCTGCGCGAGCGGATCAGCTCGCCCGGTGGCGCGGATATTACCTACACCAGAACCGAAATCACGGCGCTGGACCGCTACATCAGCAGCCTGAAGGCAGATATTGCCAGGGCAACCGGCGCGGCCAGCCCGCGCCGGGCCATCCGGCCGTTTTTCTGACGGAATGCATCATGAAAAAACGCATCAAGCCCAAGGGAAATTCCGGCCCTCCGGTCATCGGTGCCACCTCGCACCAGGGCGCCTCGACCAGTAGCGCGCAGCTGGCCAGCTGGGTGCCGATGGCGGCCTCGGCCGATGCGGACTTGCTGCCTGACCTTGGCCTGCTGACATCGCGCAGCCGCGACCTGACCCGCAATAACGGCATCGCTGCCGCCGGCATCCAGACCCTGGTCGACAACGTGGTTGGGGTCGGTCTGCGGCTGGCAGCCATGCCGGACTGGCGCGCGCTCGGCAAATCGGCCGACTGGGCGATGGAATGGCAGCGCAAGACCGAATCGCTGTGGCGCGAGTGGGCCAGCAGCACCGCCTGCGACGCCGCCCGCGAACTCAATTTCGCCGGGCTGACCGAGCTGGTGTTCCGCAGCCAGATCCTCAACGGCGATGCCATCGCCATCCCCCTGTGGCTGGCCCGCCCCGGCGAGCGGTTCCGCACGGCGATCCAGCTGGTGGAATCCGACCGCCTGTGCAACCCGAATCTGGCACCGGATACCGCCTCCATGCGGGGTGGCATCGAGTTTGACCGCTACGGTGCGGCGGCAGGTTACTGGATACGCACCACCCACCCGGGTGACGTGCTGCTGGCGGGTGGATCGACCGGGAAGTGGGAGCGCATCCCGGCCCGCACGCCATGGGGCCGCCGCCGGGTGCTGCATGTCCACGAGAAAGAGCGCACCGGGCAGTCGCGCGGGAAACCGATCTGGTCGTCTTCCATCCAGCAGTTCAAGATGCTGGACCGCTATGCCGGCGCCGAGCTGGACGCAGCGGTAATCAATGCCATCGTGGCCGCCTTCATCGAAACGCAGATGGATAGCGACGCGCTGGTGGACATGCTGGGCGGGCCAACCGCAGCCGGCCATGAATTTACCCGTCGCCGCACCCAGCGCCGCCCGCAGCTCAAAAGCGGCATGGTCGTGCCCCTGAACCCAGGCGAACGGCTGGCTCCTTTCCAGCCTGCCCGCCCGGCGGCCCAGTTTGAAGCCTTTACCGTCGCAGTCATGCGGCATATCGCGGCCAGCATCGGCCTGCCGTATGAGCTGCTGCTCAAGGATTTCAGCAAGACCAACTACAGCAGCGCCCGCGCGGCCCTGCTGGAAGCGTGGCGCACGTTCCGCAGCCGCCGGGAAAAGCTCTCGTGGTATTGGGCGCAGCCGGTTTACGAGCTGTGGCTTGAGGAAGCCATTGATGCCGGGCTGATCGAAGCGCCGAGCTTTTACGAGCAACGCGCAGCCTGGTGCCGGGCCAGCTGGATCGGCCCAGGCCGGGGCTGGGTCGACCCGGTCAAAGAGGCGCAGGCTGCAAAAATTCGCATGGAAACGGGCATCAGCACCCTGCAAGCCGAATGTGCCGAACAGGGGCTGGACTGGGAGGAAGTCATGGAGCAGCGGGCGCGTGAGCAGGCCAAGGCGCGAGAACTCGGGCTGACCTCGCCGGCTCCGGACGACGCGGCGCCGTCTGACAAAGCCAAAGAGGACGAAGGGGATGACTGACAAATCGCAGGCCGCGCTGATCAAGAGCGGCATTGTCGCCCGTCATGCCGGTGCCGGGCATGTGGTCGTCCGGTTTGATGATCTGGATGGCATGGAATCTGCCCCGTGGCCGGTGGTGGGCGCGCGCTACCACAAGGACAAGGGAAGCCACCCGCCAGACATTGGCGCACAGGTCGCCTGCGTGTGCGACGAACACGCCGAAAACGGCTTTGTGCTGGGAGAAATCCCCAGTGACGCCGACGCACCCGGCACCGATAACCCGGCGCTGTGGCACTGGAACATGCGCGACGGCAGCGTGTTTTCGTTCGACCCGGAGACCGGTCGGCTCGAAATCACCCTGACCGGCGACGCCGTCATCAAGGGGCCAAGCCTGATGCTAGACGTGGCTGAAACCACCTGCACCGGCAAGATGACTGTGAAAGGTCTGTTCACCTACCAGTCCGGCATGGCCGGATCTGGCGGCAGTGCCGGCACCAAGATCAGCGGCACGATCCAGCACGATGGCGGTGCCCTTACGTCCAACGGTATCACGCTGCATACGCACACCCACACCGAATAGGGCGACGGTGCCGACGTCGGCCCCCCACATCCAAAATAATTATTTACATCCCACTATCAAAAGGCATTTTTCAAAAATTGATATTGATTGCTGCGCAGCAATATCCCTGTTTAAATAGCACAGCTATAGTTCGGAATTTGCGCGTGAGAAAATATAATGGATATCGATAATAGACTGAGCCAGATCAAGCTGGATCTTGACAATAACAGAGAAGTGCCACCAGTCTCTGTTAGAGAGTTATTAGGTTGGTTTGGTGTAGAACGTCGTCGTTACAAGGTCAGTTACCGAATAAAACAGGAATTAATTAAAAATTCACTCGCAACCAAACCAGACTTTGATGCAGTCCCCTTAGATGTAAAAATAAATTTTCATTTATTAAGAAATGATGAGCATTATTCAAACATTGATTTCATCACAGAAACAGAAACAAATAATAATGTTGGCGAGAAAGCGGGGGCTGAGGCGGAAAAAACATCAATTAAAAAAGATTCTCAGCAATATGTGGTTGGTGCAGCAGACGAGCCTGCATTTCGAGTTACCCGTTTATGTGCTGCAAACCAGAAGCCCACAACCGTAAAACCAAACCAATTGTTGCGTGAAGCCCTAACCATAATGATGCTGAATGACTTTTCTCAGCTTCCAGTGATGACCAACGATCGGAGTGTTAAAGGCATTATCACTTTATCATCAATAATGAATCGCCAGCATTTCTCGAGTCATGATTCATTAGATGATTTAACAGTGCAAGACTGCATGATTGATCACGTAGAAGTTTCAGAAACTGCATCATTATTTAGCGTTATTGATAAAATTGTCGAGAATTCATATGTACTAGTAAGAAGTGCAGATAACTTGATTTCTGGAATTGTTACAGCCACTGATTTAAGCATGCAATTCAGGCAATTATCAGAACCTTTTTTGCTTCTTGCAGAAATAGAGAATCATCTCAGGTCACTTATTGATAGACGATTCACATTAGTCGAACTGGAAAAAGCAAAAAACCAAAATGATGACAATAGAGCCATACTAAGCGTGGCTGATCTAACATTAGGAGAAATTGTTAGACTTCTCGAAGATAATGAAAATTGGAAAAAAATTGGCGTGCCGCTTGATCGGCCCATTATTATTGAGCATCTAAATAAAATCAGAATCATCAGAAACGATGTGATGCATTTCGATCCAGATGGAATTACAGATGAAGACCATGCAACACTATTGGCATTCGTACAATTTCTCCATAATATTTGTAAGCTTCAGAAGAAATAGAAAGTAAAATCATTGCTCCATGGATTGGAATTTTGTGGAATGGTCAGTTTGAGCGCATAAAGCACAACAAAATATTGAATGAAAGCATGTTCAATCTGAACAAGGTAGTGCCAAAGATGCAGCCGAGTGTCGACATTAACAATCCGATGGTGCTGTCAAGATAAATTCAACAAATAGCTTCATTACGCCATCAGGTAGATGGCAGTTTTCCAGTTTCACGCTGGCCGCCTCCGGGCGGCCTTTTTCATGGGAGATCGTCATGTCGTTTGATCCCGTTTACGTGCTGCTGGCCGTTTTCTGCCTGCTGGCCCTGATCCTGCTGCTGCTCCGTGGCCGGCTGCGGGACTGGCCTGCTCCCTCCCGTTTCCCACCCTGCGGGGTGCTACCGGGCGGTGGGGCGAGGGAAAAAGCCAGGCGTCTGCGGCAGCTTGAAAAGCAGCGGCGCCGCCCGCTCGGAGGTTCGCCATGTCCGGGGTAACACCGCAATCCGCCCTGCCCCGCCTGTTTTCCCGGCTCTACAACACGCCGCTGATGCTGCTGCCGGAGCATGCCGAGTCCCTGCATGCGCTGATGCTGACCCGGCTGACTGGCGGGGACATTTCCGTGCAGGCCAGCGCCGAGCCACCGCGCATCGCGGCAGCGGTGGACGACCGCAAGCGGCCTTACCAGCTCACCAGTGCCGGGGTGGCGGTCATCCCGGTAATGGGGCCGCTAATGCAGCGGGGCAGCTGGCTGGATGCCATGTGCGGCATGACCAGCTATGACCGCGTCAACGCGCTGGTCAGCGCGGCCATGCGCGACCAGGACGTGCGCGCCGTGCTGCTCGAAATCGACAGCCCCGGCGGCGAGGTGGCCGGGCTTTTCGCCTTGTGCGACCGCCTGAAAGCAGCGGCCACGAGCAAGCCCGTCTGGGCCTATGCCAACGAAGCCGCCTGCTCGGCGGCCTATGCCATCGCCAGCAGCGTCGACCGGCTGTATCTGCCGCGCACCGCGATGGTCGGCAGCATCGGTGTTATCGCCATGCACGTTGACCAGTCGGCCCGCGATGCCACGCAGGGCTACACCTACACCCCCGTGTTTGCCGGTGACAAAAAGGCCGATGGCAATAGCCACGCGCCGCTGTCAGATCGCGCCCGCACCACGCTCCAGACGGAAATCGACCGTCTGTATTCGATGTTTGTCGACCACGTTGCCACCGGGCGCCGCCTGGAGAAACAAGCGGTGATCGACACGCAGGCTGGCTTGCTGAATGCGGACGCCGCAGTCGCGGGCCAATTCGCTGACGGTATTGCCTCTTTTGATGAAGTGCTTGCCCAGCTCGCGGATACGGCCAAGCCGGCATCCGTTTTTACCGGAACCCATGCCATGAACCAGGAAAACAAGACTTACACCCAAGCGGAACTCGACAGTGCCGTATCTACTGCCCGCAGCGAGGCGGCCACAGCCGAACGCGAGCGCGTATCTGCCATTCTCGACCTGCCGCAGGCCAGCGGGCGTGAAGCCCTCGCCCGCAAGCTGGCCATGACCCCCGGCGTGACGGCGGACACCGCCGCCGGCCTGCTGGATGTCGCGCCGGCGGCGGCAGCCGCCCCCACGGTACCGCAGGCAACCACCCCGCTGGAGCGGCACATGCAGTCGCTCGGCAATCCGCATGTCGGCGCCGATGCCGGCCAGCCCCCCGCGCAACCCGATGCAGCCACCCTCGGCGCGTCCATTGCAGCCTTGGCGTAAGGAGATCCCATGCACGCCCAGATCAAACAGGAAGGCACCTACACCCCGGACGCGCTGCTGGCCGGCTCGGCTGATGATTGCCTGGTCACCAGGGTGGTGATTGCCGCCGGACAGGTGCAGCCGCGCGGCGCCCTGCTCGGCAAGGTCACTGCCAGCAAAAAGCATGTCCTCTCGCTGGCCGCCGCCGATGACGGCAGCCAGATCCCCGATGTGGTGCTGGCCGAGGATGTCGACGCCACGGCAGGCGACACAGAAGCCATGGCGTATTTCACCGGCCCGATCAACGCCCATGCACTGACGCTGGGTGCCGGGCATTCGGTGGATTCGGTGTTCGCAGCCCTGCGCGCCAACGGCATTTATCTCGTCAAGTAAGGAATCAGCATGGACATTTTTGCAACCGCCGTCCTCGCGCATGTGGTCGCCAACCTGAAGCGCCCGAAGCTCTTTCTGCTCAACAGCTATTTCGGGCAGGAGCAACGGGAAACCACCGAAGAAATCCATTTCGAGGTCGAGCATGGCCGCCGCCGCATCGCCCCTTTTGTGTCGCCGCTGCGTGCCGGCCAGATTGTCACCAGCGACGGCCGCACGGTCACCAGCCTGAAGCCTGCCTACATCAAGGACAAGCGCCAGTTCGATGCCAACGCGCCGATGCGCCGTGCCGTGGGCGAGAAGATCGGCGGCGCGCTGTCGCCGGAGCAGCGCATGCAGGCCAATCTGGCCCGCGACCTGCTGGACCAGGTCAGCATGGTGGATCGCCGGCTGGAATGGATGGCAGCGCAAGCCATGCTGCATGGCCGCTACGTCATCAAGGGCGAGGGCTACCCGGAAAAGATGATCGACTTCCAGCGCAGCCCCAAGCTGCGCATCGTGAAAGGACAGGGGGCCAGGTGGACGGACGCCAACGTCAATCCGCTGGACGACCTGCAAGACTGGGCCTTGCTGGCCGCGCAGGAATCCGGCGTCTACACCTCGGAAGTCACCATGGACCCGGCAGCATGGAAAGCCTTCCGCAGCAATCCGCACGTTGAAAAGCGCTGGACCAGCCTGAACGGCAACATCAACGGGCTGACCCCGGCGGCCGCCGGCGACGGCGGCAAGTTCATGGGCAGCATCGACGGCTTCGATATCTACACCTATGCCGACTGGTTTGTTGACCCGGATGACAACACCGAAAAGCCGTTCCTGCCGGCGGGCTCGGTGCTCCTGTCGTCCACCTCCGGGCTGGAAGGCTATCGCGCCTTCGGTGCCATCCGCGACGAAAAGGCGGGCTACCAGGCACTGCCGTATTTCTCCAAGTCGTGGGTCGAGGAAGATCCGGCCGTGCGCTGGCTGCTGATGCAGTCGGCACCGCTGGTGGTGCCCTACCGCATCAATGCCAGCGTGTCGGCCACCGTGCTGTAAAGGGGATGCACCATGAAAATCATGCTCAAGTGCAGCTACGTCACCCGTAGTGAAACCCTGCCGCCGGGTGCCGAGGTGGATCTGGACGACGCCGAAGCCGGCCGCCTGCTTGATGCCGGGCTGGCAGTCGAGGTCATGACTAGCCAGCGGCGCCGCAAGCCCGCCCAGCGCCCGGCGGAAACCGGGGGCGAACCCGATGGCGACGCTGACTGACGAACTGCGCGAAGCCTTCGAACAGCTCGCCAGCGAATTCGGCGCGACCGCGCAGGAAGCCAGCAATACCGGGGAGGCCGCGCGCTTCCCCGTGCTGTTTCTGTCCCCCACCGAAGCCATGCGGATGGATGGGCCCGGCCTGATGGACCTGAGCCTGGACTACACCGCATTTTCGCTGCGCGTGGCGGCCTGCCGGTTTCCGGACTGGCCGGCGCGGCTTGAGCAGGGTGCCCGCATCCTGGTCGACGTTGCCGTTTCTGGCGAGCCGCGCGGCCGGTATCTGGTGCGCCGCGCCAGGCGCTCTGCCGATGGCGTGTTGCTTCACTGCGAAATCTCCACCCTGCAAGAGGCTGCCAATGCTGCACCAGACGGAAGCCGGGTTGATCCGGCAATTGCAAGACTCGTTGCCGGCCAGCGTTGAAGTGTGCGGCTGCCCAGAAAACCGCGAGGAACTCCGGCGGCCGTTCGACGATGGTCGCGTGCTGGTTGTGTACGGCGGTGGCAAATCCGCCGCGCCGCGTGATGCCTCTGGTGCCGGTCAGTATCGCAGCGAGGAATGGATGCTGGTCATCCAGCACGCCAAGCGCAGCAGGCTGATCGGGCTGGTGGATGCCGTCACCCTGATCCTGACCGGCTTTCGCCCTCCGGGGGCGGCCGGCCGCATGCGGCATGTGGCCGACAGCTCACCGGAAGTGCTCGATGCGACGTGGTCCCTGTTCCAGACCTGGCATATCGACGCGGCGCTGGTGCCGCTGGCTGATCCGCAAGACCTGCACCGCTTTGTCCCCATTTTCACCAAGGAACCCTAGCCATGCGCTATCGCTATACCGGCCCGGTTTCCAGCATCCTGATCGACGGCAAGCCGACCCAGCTTGTCACGGGTGCCGAAATCGACCTGCCAGAAGGCAGCCACGACACCATCCGCCTGAAATCGCTCGGCGTGCTGGTGCCGCTGGATGCCGCCCCGCCCACCCGCAAGAAAGGCTGACCCATGGCTGCCAACTTTTTGCACGGCGTTGAAACCGTCCGGGTCGACAAAAGCCCGCGTGCGGTCAACATGGTCAAATCGGCCATCATCGCCCTGATCGGTGCCGCGCCCACCGGCCCGGTCAACGACCCCATCCTTTGCCTGTCGGATACCGACACGGCCCGGTTCGGCCCCCTGCTGCCGGGCTTCAGCGTGCCGGATGCGCTGGATGCCATCTACGACCAGGGCGCAGCGGCGGTCATTGTGGTCAACGTACTCGACCCGGCCACCCACCGCACCGCCGTCCAGGCCGAAACGGTCCACCTCGACCCGGCGACCGGCAAGGCCGCCCTCGCCCACCCGGCCGCGATGGACGTGGTGGTGAAATCGGCCGATGGCACTGTCACGCACACCCTCGGTACCGACTACCTGCTGGACGCGCTGACGGGGGAAATCACCCGCATCGGCAGCGGCGCCATTGCTTCCGGCGCCATGCTGACCGTCGCCTATGCCTGGGCCGACCCGGGCAAGGTCACCCCGGCCGACATCATCGGCAGCGTTGATGCCGTCACCGGTCGCAAAAAAGGTCTGAAAATCCTTGGTGACACCTACCAGCGTTTTGGCTACTTCCCCAAGATCATTATTGCGCCGGGATACGCCAGCCATGCCGGTGTCTCCGCCGAGCTGATTGCCGTGGCCAGCAATCTGGGTGGCAAGGGACTGGTTGATGCGCCAATCGGCACCACGCGCGACATGGCCGTCGCCATGCGCGGCCCCGCGGTGCCGGATTCGCCCTTCAACACCAGCAACCGGGCCGCCATCCTGTGCTATCCGCACGTCAAGGTTTATGACACGGCTACCAACAGCAACCGCCTGCAACCGCTTTCGGCGCGCATGGCCGGGGTGATGGCCGCCAAGGACATGAGCCACGGCTACTGGTGGAGCCCGTCCAACACCGAAATCAAGGGCATTGTCGGTCTGGAGCTGGACTTGACCGCGCGGATTGACGACCCGCTCTCCGACGTGAACCTGCTCAACGAAGCCGGCATCGTCACCGTGTTCAACTCCTTCGGCACCGGGTTCCGCCTGTTCGGCAACCGCAACGCCAATTTCCCGAGTGAAAGCGGCCTGACTACCTTCATCCCCTGCACCCGCGTGCAGGACATGATCGACGAGTCGCTGCGCTATGCCTCGTTGCAGTATGCCGACCGACCCATTGACGATGCGCTGATCGACATCATCGTCCAGTCCTGCAACCAGTTCATGAACAAGCTGATCGGTGACAGGGCCATCCTGGACGGCGTGTGCTGGTATGACCCCAAGCGGCAGACCGAAACCGGGCTGGCCAACGGCCACGCCATCATCGGCTACAAATTCACCCCGCCGCCGCCGCTTGAGCGCCTGACCTACGAATCCGAAATGACCAGCGAATACCTGGTCAAGCTGAAAGGGACTGAAGCATGATTCTCGAAGCCGTGCGCGACGGTGTCGTGTATCTCAACGGCACCAGTTATCTGGGGGTCGTCGATGAAATCAAACTGCCGGAAATCCAGTTCCGTACCACCGACCGCAAGCCGACCGGCGGGCTGGGGGTGATCGAGCTGCAAGGCGGGCTCGACAAGCTGGAAGCCGAGATCAAGTGGACCAGCATTGACTACAAGCTGGCCGGTGCCCTGCTGGCCCGTGGCAAGAGCAACCAGCTGATGATCCGCTCTGACCAGCAGTCTTTTGACGGTGCCGGCAGTCTCTCTAAAGAGCGGGCGCTGGTCACCCACATGACCGTGCAGACCAAGTCGTTGGCGCTGGGCGAGCACAAGGGCGGTGACCCGTCCGAAATGCCGTCCAAGTTCATCGTGCATGCCGTCAAGCAGACGGTCGACGGCGAGCCGATCATCGAAATCGACGTGATCAACCAGATTTTCAAGACCGGCGGCATCGACCTGCTGGCGAACTGGCGTCGCATCCTGGGAATTTAAACCATGAACGAAATCAAGACCGAAGAAACCAGTCAGGCCGACGAATCCATCACCCTGAGCGATGGGCGCAAGGCCAGCATTGCCCATATCAAGGGCATCCATATCCGCAAGGCCCGCAAGATGGCCAACGAGGCCGGAATCGACTACCAGTTCGCCCTGCTGGCCCAGATCGTCACCATCGACGGGCACCCCATTGCAGACTTCGATCTGGACGAAATGCGCGGTACGGATGTCATCACCCTGCAACTGGCCGCAGAAAAAAAAATGTAACCGGCAACCACCCCGGCCTGCTGTCGATCATGCACCTGATCGCCACGACAGGCTGGGGGCCGGACTACATCGACAACATGGATGCTGACGAGCTGGCGTTCTGGTGCAAACAGGCCACGGACTATCACAACCACCTGCATGCCTGCTCGTGAATAAACACCAAGCACACTCGCCATTGAACTGGCGGTTTTTTTACGCCCACGGCTAGGGAGCGCGACCCGAAAAATGCGGCGCCAAACTCCTCCAGCAACGCCGCTTGCCGTGGGCTCCCCATTTTGCTGGCAGGGAGGAATCATGACTGCAATCATCAAAAGCGTATTCGAAGGCAGCGCCATCCAGTTCACCGAAGATGGCTGGTTCAACGCCACAGTAGCTGCAAGCCGGTTCGGCAAGGAGCCGACATTCTGGCTCAACCAGCGTGAGACTGTTGAATACCTTGTAGCCTTGGCAAGACGGACAGGCAATTCCTGCAACGTGCAAGAATTAAACAAAATCAAGGAATTAAATGGAGCTTCTGCCGCATCAAGGGCAAAGCTGCTCCGTCTTGCCAAAAAAACCGGGTTTATCAGGGCCCGTGCCGGTAGCCCGGACACCGGAGGCGGTACATGGCTGCATCCCAAGCTGGCAGTCCGGTTTGCTCAATGGCTGGACATGGATTTCGCCGTCTGGTGCGACGAACAGATCGACACCCTGCTGCGACGTGGGCAGGTAGTTGTCACCGCCAGTGAGATCAGCCAATGGAAAGAGCTGATCGCACTGGAGCGCACGGATGCAGAATCCCGCGCCATGGCCTCGGCAGGCAGTCGGTTGATGCTGGCCAGAAAACGCCTGCTGCCAAGGCTGAACACCGAACGAAATCGCTCAACCTTGAATGGATGGATGCAGGCTCCCGTGCCGGAGCGTCGTTCTGGAGTCAATCGGCACGAAGTCTCTTGGTGAAGGTGCCATCCTCACGGGATTGATGCAAAAGCCGATCGAGGCATTTGCTGCTGCTGAAAACGCTTCGTCAAGACTGAATGCCTCCATGTTGCAGATGGGCGGGGTTGCCAGTCCTGAGTTTGAAAAGATGATTGCGCTGAAAACGGTGGGGCGATAGAAGGGAGACATTGCGGGAACAGGTGCAATGGGGGGGCATTTTCTTGCTGGCAGGGTTGTTTTGTCTCATCAAAACACCTTGATAGTTATTTGGTCAGTAACAGAAAATCTTTTAAAGAAATCAACTCACCAATCCAGTGTGAAATCAAAAGCGTAGTCGATTTATGAATTTCACCAGTGTCCCATGATTCCCCAAATTCAACCGCTGCGGAGGCTTCTGGAACAAAAAATAATCGAAACCCCTTGCTTTGCATCCGAATCATTCCCAATTCTCTACCTATAACGCACATATTCGAGGCAAAACCACTGTAGATTAGTGTATCGATGGACATGCGACGAAGCCATTCTGAAAACCTGCTTGAGTCGGTGTCTTGATGGTAAACGATATGAACTTTACCTGATTTTGCGAGCGCTTCTATGGCAGGGTGAACCTTGTGGCTGTAATCTACGTTTTCGGCTGGGGCATTAGTAAGGACTATTACAGGTATGTTAAGGTCCAAAGATTTTTCAATCAAAGGAAGCAAAGATCCTTTCATTGTCGGCTTATAATGTTTGTTCAAAAATGGGGAGCCACTATCCTCCCAAGGGTCCATGACAATCAAGGCGGTTTTGGCAGTGTCGATCAATCTTGAGAAATTGTAAACATCCTCGCGAACCTCAAAATATTTTTTCCCCTCTCTTAACTCGGGCACAAGTCGACCCTGATTATCTCTTGCAAAATATGATCTGCCAGTGGTTTTTATTTGATGAGCCGAGCTTGAGATATTGCGATTCAGCTTGGGAAGTTCATAATCAGCAGATACGTTTGAGGTCGAAACAGATTGCGAGACAGATTGCGAGACAGATTGTCTCTCTGCTTGAAAATACCACCCCACTCCCGCACCGACCAGGAGGCTTAGGGCTATAGAGGACAACCATAGTTTTGCTTTCATACAATCAAATCTCGCAAGTTCGTCTTCCCCCATTTTACCAAACACAGTTGGCATTATAAATTTTACTTGCCTCACGCTTTCGTCATGAGAATGTGGCCGGCTCACCTAATTTGATTTTTCTTTCGGTAGGGCTTGAAAATTCGTCAATTCATTAGATCGTCAGCCCATAAGCCCTCCTCTCAGTACATGACCTGCATGGCTGGCCTCATACCTGCCCAATCCCAGACGATTGCAATCACGTTTTTTGAACAAATCCGAACGCTGCTTATGCCATGCCTTCATGGCCTGAACCGGTGGCCGGTGTGGTGCGGGCCTGCTTGTGAAGTCTGACGATCATCGGGATTCAGTCTGTAGCGTTTGCAGAAGCTTACCCAAACCCTCCTGGGCAAGATCTAGTTTCCAGATGCGTTTACTCATCTGATCGTCCGGGATGCAACACGTAGCCTTATTAAGAACTCACTGGAGTTAGAGCATGGATATGGTGCAGTTTGGCGTAATGATCAAGGCATTCGATCACATGTCTGGCGTATTCAAGTCTGCCGCTGGAAAATCGATTGGCTCAATCAATTCCATCGACTCACGCCTGAATGCACTTTCAAGCAAACTGGAGTCAATCGGAACGAAGTCTCTTGGTGAGGGTGCCATCCTCACGGGGCTTATGCAAAAGCCGATCGAGGCATTTGCTGCTGCTGAAAACGCTTCGTCAAGACTGAATGCCTCCATGTTGCAGATGGGTGGGGTTGCCAGTCCTGAGTTTGAAAAGATGATTGCGCTTGGCAAAAGGCTTGGGTCGTCGCTGCCTGGCTCTGATACTGAATTCATCAAGATGTTACAGACCCTGAAAGAGGAGGGGATCAGCAATACAGCCATTCTTGGCGGGCTTGGTGAGGCTGCGGCCAAATTCAAGGTCATCATGGGTGACAAGGTGACTGGCGAAGGCTCTGCAAAATTCGCCGCGCAGCTTTCCGATGCCTTGAGGGCCAAGGAAAGCGAAATGGATGCAGTCATGGACTATGCCGCCAGATTGCAGGGGGTTGGTGCTGGAACGGACTATAGCCTCGGGTTTTTCAGCAAGGCTTCGTCTTCGCTGAGTTACACCAAAAAAACAGGCATTAATGCGATGACGGAGCTGGCACCGATTGCTGCCATGGCAGCTAATAGCGCCATGGATTCCAGCTCGGCAGGTGGCGCGTTCAACAAGCTGATTTCTGCCACGCTCGATGCCAAAAAGCTGGAAAAGGCCAACAAGATTCTTGCCCCTACGGGCAACCAGTTCAGTTTTACCGGCAAGGATGGAAACTTCCTTGGCGTTGGGAACTTCATTTCCCAGCTTCAAAAGCTGGATGGGCTGAGCGATTCCAAGCTGAATGAAGTGATTGGCGAGATGTTCGGTAATGACGAAGAAAACAAGAAGATGCTCGACACCCTGCGGAAAAACGGGGTGAAGGGTTACAACGAGTACGCGCAGCGCATGGCCGAGCAGGCGCAGTTGGCAGACCGGATCAAGGTGATTCAGGAAACGCTGGGCAACAAGTGGGAGGCTGCCATGGGCGGCTTTTCTGCCAACCTGGTTTCTCTGGGTGAGCTGATGTCCCCTGCCCTGAAACGCATGATCGACATTTTCGACGGGGCCAATGACCGGATCGGCTCTGTCATCAAGGAATTTCCGCAAGCAACGAAGGTGCTTGGCCTCGGAATTGCTGGCGTGGGTGGTGGCTTGCTGGCTGTCGGTACGGCGGCCATGGTGGCCAGCACTGCCGTCAAGGGGCTTGGCCTGCTTTTTGGCCCGCTGGCAAAGCTGGGCAGCCTGTTCGGCAAGAAAGGGAAAGGAGAAGCCGCAGCCGGCATTGCCGATGCCATTTCCGTGCAGCGCGTCTTTGTCGTCAACTGGCCCGGCAGTGGCATGGACTTCGGCGGCGGTGGCGGCGCAGGCGGTGGCAAGCCGGGTACGGCGGCCGGAGAAGTCGGCAAGAAATCCCGCCTCGGCCGGCTGATGGGCTCCATGAAAAACATGGATGTTGGCCGGCTGGCCGGGCGTCTTGGGGCGGTGGCCGCACTAGGGGCCGGTGTTTACGGTGCAGTGCAGATTGCCAACGACAAGACGCTGAGCCCGGACAAGCGCCGCGAGGCACTGGGCGAAACCGCCGGCAGCACCGCTGGCGGTGCGCTGGGGGGGTGGGGCGGAGCAGCAGCCGGGGCTGCGCTGGGCACCATGCTGTTGCCTGGTATTGGCACCGCAATCGGTGGCCTGCTTGGCGGCCTGGCTGGCGGCACGCTGCTGGGGTCGCTTGGTGGCAGCCTTGGCAAGAGCCTGGCGGCACCCCGTCCGGACAAGCCATCACCTGCCCCGACGCCGCTGAACCCGGCTGCCGCTGCGGCCAAGGGCAATGCTTCAGCCCCCGCAGCAGCGTCCACGACCGTGCAGCTCAACTACTCGCCCACACTCACCATTCAGGGCGACCCGATTCCCGGCACCAAGGAAAAGTTCGCCCGCATGCTGTCCGAGCACAAGGACATCGTGGTGCGGATGGTGCAGGACGTGGTCGAGCAGAAGGCCCGCACGGCGTATTCCGCCTCATAAGGAGAGCGCATGTTTGCCCAGCTGGGAGAGCTTCGCTTTGAGCTGATCAAGCACTGGGACGGCCTGCAAATCAAGGAACAAACGCGGTTTGCCAAGCACGAAATGGCCGCCGGCAAGCCGCGCCTGCAACATCTTGGCGAAGATGCGGTCAGCCTGACCATCGAGCTGTCATTCCATGAGTTTTTCTGTGACCCGCAGGTCGAGCTGGACCGCCTGAAACAAGCGCGCGTTGCCGGCAAGGCGCTGCCGCTGGTGTGGGGGAACGGGCTGGTCGAGGGCGATTTTGTCATCGACTCGGTCAGCATCACCCATCAGAGCAATGACCCGTTTGGCCTGCTGACCTCGGTATCGGCATCGGTGACCCTGCAAGAGTTCGTCGACGAACTGCCGCTGGAAACCCGCAAGCGCGAGCAGAAAGACGCCGCGCCGGCTCGCGCCGGCAAGGGCTCCAAAAAGAAAAAGCCGGCCACCACAAAAAAAAACGGCGGCAGCTACAAGACCGTCACCGAGCAAAACGGCGACGGCGTGTCGTGGACCAAAATCACCCGGGACTAGCCGATGGAATATATCGAGCACATTACATCCAGCGGCGAGCGATGGGACACGCTGGCCTGGCGCTACTACGGCGACGCCACGCTTTACCGCCCCATCATTGAAGCCAACCCTCACCTTCGCATCCTGCCGTCACTTGCGGCCGGATTGCCGGTCAGGATTCCCGTGCTGGAATCCGACGCCGACACCCTGCCCCCCGAGGACTTGCCCCCATGGAAACGCTGACCCCTGCCGGTATCCGCCGGCCATGGTTCCGGCTGGAGTATGAAAAAAAGGATGTCTCGACCGACATCAGCCAGTTTCTCCGCTCGCTGACCTACACCGACCGGCAAAGCGGCGAGTCGGACGAAATCGAAATCAAGCTGGAAGACCGCGCCGGGCGCTGGATGGATGCCTGGTATCCCGCCAAGGGCGACGAGGTCAGTCTGTGGATTGGCTACGCCGACGAGGCGCCCATGCCGTGCGGCACGTTCCAGATTGATGAAATTGAAATGGACGGCCCGCCGTCCACGGTCAGCATTCGCGCGCTGGCCTCCGGCATCCGCACCGCCATCCGCTCCCCGTCCAGCAAGGCTTATACCGGCACCACGCTGGCGACCCTGGCCGCGCAGATTGCCCAGCGGGGCCATCTCACGCTGGCGGGTAACCCGGAACCGGTGCCGCTGGGCCGCATCGCGCAGACGCAGGAAACCGATCTGGCCTTCCTGCACCGCATCGCGCGGGATTACGACCATGTCGTGAGCGTGCGCGGCAAGCAGCTCTACTGCGCACCCCGCGACAGCATCATCAACCGCGATGCCGTGCTGGTGGTGTCGAACCTGGAGCAGATCAAGCGCTGGCGGCTGCGCGACAAGACCAGCGCGGTCTATCGCAGTGTCACCGTCTGCTATCTCGACCCGAAAACCAAAAAGCTGGTCGAGCATACCGAGACCGCTGCCCAGCATGCCCGCAAGAAAAAGGGCGGCAAGGAAACCGACAAGGTCAAGGACGAAGTCAATGACACGCTGAAAGTCAACGAACGCTGCGACAGCAAGGCGCAGGCCGTCGCCCGCGCCAAGGCGCTGCTGAAGGACAAGAACCTGAAAGCCGTCGAGGGCGAGGTGGTCATGCTGGGCGAGCCCCGGCTGGTGGCCGGCAACGCGCTGGGTATCGATTGCCTTGGGCGGTTGTCCGGTGATTACACCATCACCGAATCGCGCCACGTCATTGACGGCAGTGGCGGCTACGAAACCACGGTGCAGATCCAGCGTGTGCGTGCCGGCAGCGAGCGCACCAACCGCGACAAGGAGCCAAGCGATGACAGCCGCTGATGCCATCTACTGGTCGCCAAGACTGGGCCGGACGGGCGAGGTGGTGGCGGATCTGGACGACATTGATCAGTCCATCTGCATCCTGCTGCGCACCCGGCGCGGAACCGTACCGCATGACCCCCTGTTCGGTACCGACATTTTCCGCTGGCTGGATGCCCCGGCAGACGTGGCCCTGCCTTCCATCGTGATGGAAGTGCGCGAGGCCATCAGGATGTTCGAGCCGCGTGCCGAGTTTTCCGGCTGCGCTGTCCGTCACCCTGCCCCCGGCCATGCTGTTCTCACCGTTACCTGGCGCCCGGCCGGCGAGCTTGCCGGTACCGGGCACTCAACCGAGGTTGCCATTCGTGACTACGCCGCCTGATTACATCACCCGCGACCCGGCGGCACTGAACGCCGAACTGGTGGCCTCGTTCGAGTCGGCCACCGACAAAACCCTTTACCCCGCGCAGCCCGAGCGCCTGTTCATCAACTGGATGGCATGGCGCCTGAGCCTGCACCGCGAGCAGATTCAGGATGCCGCCCTGCTCAACCTTGTGCGCTTTTCGCGCGGGCCGGCACTCGATGCACTGGCTGAAGACCGCGACGACCAGCGCCTGCCGGCGTTTGCTGCCGGCACGGTAATCCGGTTTGCCCACACCACTCCGGCCCCGGCCCAGACCCTGATTCCTGCCGGTACGCTGGTCGCATCGCAGGACGGGGCCATCGTGTTTGCCACGTCCGATGCAGTCACCCTGCCCGCCGGGGTTTCCAACGTTACCGTGCCCGCCAGTTGCACCCGGTCTGGCGTCGCCGGCAATGGTTTTGTCGCCGGCCAGATTCGCGACATCCTGTCTCCCATCGGCGCCGGCATCACGGCCAGCAACATCACTACCACGGCAGACGGGGCCGAGCAGGAAACTGACGAGCGCCTGCAAGCGCGGCTGCTGGCCGCGTTTGACCGCTACTCGGTTGGCGGCCCGCAGGCGGCGTATCGCCGGCTGGCTCTGGATGCCCACCCCGGCATCATCGACGTGGCTGTTGTGCGAACCAATCCCGGGGAACTCACCCTGTATCCGCTGCTGGATTCCGGCCTTCCGGGTGAGGCAGCGGTACGCGCCGTGCAGGATTACGTGTCGGATGACGCCCGCCGGGTGCTGTGCGACACCGTGTTTGCCGCCAGCCCGGTCGCAGCGGATTACCAGATCCGCGCCCGGATATTGCCGTTGCCGGGGGTGCCGGTTACCGACGCCATCGCCGCCGCCACGCAAGCCGTGCAGGCGCTGGTTGCCCGGCTGGCTGGCGAGCTGGGCGGCGACATCGTTCCCAGCCAGTTTGTATCAGCCATGCAGCCGTTCGCCCACCGGGTCGAGCTTGATCTGGCTTACCGCGCCTGCCAGCGGCATGAGTGGCGGCACTGCACCGGTATCGAGATTTCGGAGCTGACACCATGACCGCCTCCCCACCCGATTTGTCCGATGTACTGGCCGCCGACCCGCGCTTTGTCGAGCTGGCCAAGCTGGTAGAAAAGGAGCTGGCCAGCGTGCCGGCTTCTTCCGTTCTGGTGCGGCTGATCGACTTCGCCCCGCCCGAGCTGCTGCCGGTGCTGGCCGAGGAATTCAGCATGCTCGACGACGGCTGGGAGCTTGCTGAAACCGAAGCCGCCCGGCGTGCCCTGCTCAAGCAGTCCGTCAATATCCACGCCCGCAAGGGCACACCCGCCGCCATACGCGATGTCTTCCGCGCAGTCGGGCTTGGCGAAATCCGCATCGACGAAGGCCGCTGCGGCAAGCGCCGCGACGGCACTTACCGGCGTGACGGCTTTGCCATGCGCGGCACCCACCTCGACCACTGGGCGCATTACCGGGTTGTCTGCGCGCGGCTTCTTTCGGTCAGGCAGGCCGCCGCCGTGCGCCGCATGCTCGAAAGCGTCGCCCCGGCCAGCCGTGAGCTGGTCGCCATTGATTTTTCTGATGCCGCGCTGATTCGCAACGGGTTTGCCCACCGCGACGGCACTTATACCCGAGGACTGATTCTATGAGTGGAACGCTGACCGAACAGGCAGATTGGCGCCCTGTGCGCCATTTCGAAGCCAACGCCCTGCTGACCGGCGGGCCGGATTGCCCGGACAACCTGCCCTTGCGCGATCTGGTTGCCCGTGATGAATACCTGAAGACCGCACTTGAAGGTCACGGCGCTGCGCCTGATCCGCACCCGCAGTATCTGACTGAAGCGGAGGGAAAACAGCGGATTGACGCGGCCGTTGCGGCGCTGGTTGCAGGTGCGCCGGGCACGCTCGACACGTTGAAGGAACTGTCTGACGCACTGGGCGGTGACCGGAATTTTTCGGCGACGGTGATGAGTCTGCTGGCCGGGAAGCTCGGCAATACCGAAACGGCAGCGGATGCGGCGAAGCTCGGCGGGCAGCTACCGGGTTACTACGCCAAGGCCGAAGACCTGCAAGGTCTTTGCGGCTTCAAGAACCTGCTGATCAACAGCAATTTCAGCATCAATCAGCGCGGTTATGTGTCTGGAACGCCGACCGGCACAGCAAATCAATACACGGTTGATCGATGGCGAGTCGTTGTCAGCGGGCAACGCATTACATGGACGAGCGATGGCAACACTCTCACGGTTACAGCACCGGCTGGTGGCATGGAGCAAGTCATCGAGGGTGCCGCTATTTCTGGTGGCATCTACCGCCTGTCATGGACGGGTACGGCGTCAGCGAGCGTTGGCGGCACTTCCGTTTCAAATGGTGAGGCCATCGCGTTGCCTGGTGGAGTCAACGTGGCCGTAAAATTTACAGTTGGAACTGTATCTCGCCCACAGCTCGAAAAATCTCCGGTGTCGACTCGATACGAAGAGCGTCCGCCCGGACTCGAGCTGTCATTGTGCCAACGCTACTACGAAACCGGCATTGCGAACTGGATGATACAGATCGGAAGTGGCGTCACAAATGGAAATTCCTATTGCTACTGGTCGCACCAGATCTATTTCAAAGCGACGAAGCGGGTCATTCCGACGATTATCAAGACTACGCCCGGTGCAAACCCTTACGTGCCCTACGTCGGCATCATGTGCAGCACAAATGAGCTGACACTCCATAACTCGCCGAATTATGTCGGGCAGACACCGGTTACACAGAACGCTTTTTCATTAACCTGGGCGGCTGACGCCGAGATATAGGAGTACTTATGTATCAGCAGATCAAAGGCGGAAATGGGGTTATTCGTCTTCATGACGGTGCTGTTATCCCGGCTACTGATGGCAACCGTGACTGGCAGGCATATCAAGACTGGGTTGCGGCCGGGAATGCTCCGCTTCCGGCTGACGTGTCTACGAATGACGCTCTGCGCGACCGAGCATTGGAGCAGTTCCCCGCATGGGAAAAAGCCGAGCGCGCCGCTGGGATCGAGCACGCCGGCCGGCGCTGGCTGACGACCACCGCTGCCCTGCAAGACATCCGCGACGTGCTGCTGGCCGGGGCGGTGCCGGGTGAACAGTGGGTGACAGCAGACCGCCAGATCGTGCCGATGACCTTTGCCGGGCTGCAATCGCTGTGGCAGGCCATCACGGCGCGTGGCGCACAGATCTATCAGCGCCGGCTGGAAATGGAACAGCAAATCGCGGATATGAGCCGTGAGCAGCTGGAGGCGTTTGTGCCTGGCTGGCCAGCATCTTCGCAGGAGGCAGTGGCTTGACCAGGCCATATTCCATGAGCCGGGCCTGACTCACAGCCCCAGGGAAAATTCAAGACCGCACCGGTCATCTGATCCGGTCGGTGGCTGCCCGACAGAATACGGACATCTGTCACACCCGTGCAGATCACCGATCCACTTCCTTGGGGCTTTACCGTGCAGAACCCGCTTCCACCCATCGATTCACAGGATGGTTTGTTTCATGACGGCAACCCGGTTACCGGCGAACTGGGCACCATACTCACCTCGACATGGCTCAACAATGTTCAAGGCGCCATCCGCAGCAACCAGACCGAGCTGGTTTCCGTTCTGAGTGCGGCGGGTATTGCGCCGGATGCTGCCAGACCTGATCAGCTACTGGCCGCCCTGCAAGCACTCTATCTGGGCAAGACCGCCCAGGCCGCCGACTCGGCAAAACTGGAAGGCCATCCGGCCAGTTACTTTGCCAAGGCAGATGATCTGGCCAAGGTCGGCAGCGATCCGCTGCTGTGGCCACGTACCTCGCCATCCCGTACCCACATCCAGGCCGGCTATGCGCCACTGGACGGTCAGGAACTGAGCCGGGCGCTATATCCGGACGCTTGGGCAGCGATCCAGGCAGGAGCCGTGCCGGTGGTGACTGAAGCCGACTGGCAAGCTGACCCGCTCAAGCGCGGGGCTTGGACATACGGCAACGGCAGCACGACTTTCCGCATGCCGGACTGGAACGGTAAGAGCGCTGGCTCGAAAGGGGCGGTGTTTGTCCGGGGTGATGGGTCGCTTTCGGCAGGAACGCCGGGGTTGATTCAGCCCGACGAATTCAAGACCCATAAACATGACATCCTGAATTTTGGTGCATCAAGTACCGCAAGTGGCTCCGGCGTGGCCGCAGCAGCAGGAGGAAACGGCAATAGCTTCAATAATTCCGGTTGGGCTGCATCATCCGGCGGAGTGGAAACCCGCCCGCTCAACGTTACAGGCGTCTGGGTCTGCCGACTTTTCGGTGCTGTGACTAATCCCGGTGCGGTGGATGCCGCACAGCTTGCGACCGAGGTTGCACGGTTATGGGCGCAGAAGCTGGATTCCAGTGCTGCATTCGGAATCGGACAGGAACCTGTGGACGTCACTGCATCTCGGGTGTCAGGTGTTGCGTACTACAACACGACGGGACGGCCGATCACGCTGACCGGATCGATGAGTACATCGGGTCTCTCGTCTTTTTCGATATCGATTAATGACCGACCGGCCATGCCGTTCTGTTCTGCTGCTGCGAATACTTCTTCCTGCGGATCAGTACCGATCCCGGTCAATGCAAAATATGTCATAACAATCGCTGGTCAGATTGTCACTAAGGGCTTATGGGAGCTGCGCTGATGCCGTACTACAAAGACACCGATGGTGGAGTCCATTTTCTTGACTCTGCCGACTACGAAAACCTGCTGCCGGCCGGCTGCACTCAAATATCGGATGCCGAAGCTGCCGAGCTGGTCGCTCCGGGGCCGGAGCCGCTCGACGCTCTGCGAGACCGTGCGCTGGAACTGCTCCCTGCATGGGAAAAAGCCGAGCGCGCCGCCGGGATCGAACATGCTGGCAAGCGCTGGCTGACCACCTCCGCCGCATTGCAGGACATCCGCGATGTGCTGCTGGCCGGTGCCGTTCCGGGTGAGCAGTGGGTCACAGCGGACCGACAGATCGTGCCGATGACGTTCACTGAACTGCAATCGCTGTGGCAGGCCATCACGGCGCGTGGCGCCGCCATCTATCAGCGCCGGCTGGAGATGGAGCAGCAGATTACCGGGATGGATCGTGAGCAGCTGGAAGCTTTCCGGCCCGGCTGGCCACCAGAGACCAGCACCACCGCATGACAGGACGCTTTAAGCGACCACCTTCTTTTCTGCCCGCCTCGTGCGGGTTTTTTCTTTGGGAAAATACATGAAGCAAGAAGCATATGAGGCAACGGCTGCTGCTGTGGCCAGCAAGGCGACTTACGGCGGCGCCGGCGGATCGTTCGCCGGATTCATGCTCAGCAACGAGTTTGTCGCGCTGGTTGGCCTGCTGATCGCACTGGCCGGCTTTCTGGTCAACTGGCATTACCGGGCAGCACAGGACCGGCGCGACCAGATCGAGCACGAGGCACGTCTGCGCCGGGAGGAGGACGCATGCGTACACGACAAATAGCCGCAGCCCTGACGCTGTCAGCCTCTGCACTGGTCGGGATTGCCCTGCGCGAGGGCTACCGTGACGCGGCATACATCCCGGTACCGGGTGATGTGCCAACCATCGGCTTTGGCACGACCGAAGGCGTGAAGATGGGCGACCGCATCACGCCGCCAAAGGCACTGGCCCGGGCATTGACCGACGTGCAGAAGTTCGAGGGAGCGCTGAAGCAATGCGTTCGCGTGTCGCTGCACCAGTACGAGTACGACGCCTTTGTCTCGCTGGCCTACAACATCGGCTCGGGGTCGTTTTGTGGTTCAACGCTGGTGCGGAAGCTCAATGCCGGAGATTACGCCGGCGCATGTTCCGAGATTGACAGATGGGTCTATGCGGGAGGGAAACGCCTGCCCGGACTGGTCAAGCGCCGGGCCGAAGAACGGGCTTGGTGTGAGGGGAAAGCAGTATGACTACGTTGCAACGCTGGCTTACCACTGCCCTGCTCTGCCTGGTACTGCTGGCTGGTGCGTGGTGGCACGGCCACCGCACGGGTGCTGCGGGCGTGCAGGCCGAACGGGATGCCGATCAGGCCCGCATGATGGCGCAGCTACTGGCCCAGGAACAGGCTGCGCGTACCGCCGAACAGCAGCATGCCCAGGCTCTTGCAGCCATTGATACCCAATACCAGAAGAACGAACGCCATGCCCGACTTGAAAACAACAGCCTGCGCGCTCAGCTGCGTGCTGGCTCTGTGCGCCTGTCAGTCCCCGTCGCTGCCGATAGCTGCAACCTGCCCGCAGATGACTCCGCCTCCGGCCTCCGTGATGCAACCCCGCGAGCCGAACTTTCGTCAGAGGCTGCTGACGATCTTGTCGCCCTCGCAGACGACGCCGATGCCGTAGTCAGGCAGCTGACTGCGTGTCAGGCGGTAATTGGGGAATATCTGTGA